AAGCCAGTTCATTGATTAGATATTAAACAAATGTAATGATTATTTTCTAATAATGTATAGACGAAGTTTTTAACGAATAGTTGTGAATAAAAAAAAGCACCCCTTTCAAAGTGCTTCTTCCATTTTATAGTTGATAATCTAAAAAGGCAATCCATCTAAATCTGATCGTTGCGCATCGTGCTTTGCATCTTCGTTGCCACCAGCTTCAACTTCTGCTTGGTACGGCTTACTGAATTTTGCACTAAAATACTTTACTCCACTTTTAGATTCGTTTAACCATAGTGCCACTTCTTTTTCTACACCATCAATCAAGGCTTTGCCTTTGTAATCTGGATGCGTTTCCGTTTTTTTGTAATCGTTTTTAAAGATTGCTCCTGTGTTGTTCTTTTGTTCCATAACTTAATCTATTGTTTTACTTATAATGTAGGCGCTTAACGTCTTTCGTTTTCGCCTTGCTTTTTCTTTTAAAAGCTTTTTCTCTTCTTCTGTTACTCTTATTGTAACAATATCAGTTTTTCGTGTTTTCATCTATTAAAGTTTTGTAATATTCTCTACATTCTTTTATCCTATCGTAGATTGCTTTTACAACGTCTTTATCATATCTTACTTCAAACGTCTTGATTCGTTTTTCTGTAGGTATATGATCAAAGTTATGTTTGGCTTCTACATCTGCTCTTAACTCCTCACTTTCGTCTATTAAATGATTCTTCCAATGTTCACGCCTTACTTCATCTTCTACTATTTCGCTTGGTGTATTGACTAAACAATATGCAAGAACTGATTTGCGTTTGTTACACAAAGCCATATAACCTTGTAGCTGATAAAAATAGTCTTTGTTTGGTATATCTTCAGCAAAGAATGGAAAGGTTGTAGCATCATAACTACTCTTTACATCTAAAAGTATTGTGTCCGTGTTTACGTCTGGCGTACCTGTAAGAAAATCATTGTTAAAATGTTCTTCGTTTTTATACATCAATCCAAAATCTAAAACTTCTTGTGCTAATGAAATACTTTCATCTTCTACAATATTTCCTTTGTCGGTGTAACGGCTTGAAAATTCTTTTTTGATTCCGTACATTTCTTCTATGGCTAACTCTTGTAGGTAGGTCTTGCAAGTCTTACTCAATACTTCGGACTTGCTTCTGCTATTGGTCATTATTTTGCCAAGTGCTGAACATCTAATCTTCAACATAACTCAAGTGCTTTAACTTGTAAAGGCGATAAATCAAACTCTTCTAACTTGGCTTTGTTTATCTTGCCATCTTGTAACGCTTTCAATGCGTCTTCAAAGCGTTTTTTAGTTAGTTTTTCTTTCTTTACTTCGTTTTTATTATGCGTGTTTGTTGTGTCTGCGTCTTTCGTGTCGTCTATTAAAAACAATCCGTTAAGTGCGTACTTTCTTGCATAACTTGAACTACTTCCAAACGCTTGTGCAATATCCATTCCTTTGCGATTAGGGTCAATTCCTGCTTGTGCTTTTACTGCCTGCATCTTTGTGCCGTCTGTAATCATTGCCGTAGATTCTACATACATATATCCTGCTGCTTCTTTAACCTCATCAGTTAAGTTAAGTGCCAATCCGTTTAATAATGGCTTAACGGCTTCAAGTATATCTTCGCAGCTTCTGTACTTGTAGTTGCCAAACTTGTTAAACTGATTCTTTGGTGCTTTTAATTCTTGCTGGATTTTTGCCAGTCTTCCGATTACTGTGTCTTTCATAACATTATTTATTTTTTTGTTTATACAAATATAACTATTTTTTAGTTAATTCTTTCTTTTTTTGTTTATACATTTCAATGATCGCTTTCAATTCTTCTCTTGTATACTTTTTTACTTTGTGTGCTTCTTCGTGTAATTTTATTAGTTCTTCGCCACCTATTCGTTTTTCTATACCGATTTGATAGTTGAGTAAGTTTCCGTGTTTATGTTGGTTACAAGCTACGCATTGACCGTGTACGTTCATCTCGTTAAATGTTACACTTTTGTGGCTTGTGCTAAAATAGTGTCCTGCATCAAATTTACTTCCTAACGGCTTTTGGCAACTTACACAAGGTTTATGTTTATCACGTTCACGAATGTACGCATTGAAGTATACCTGTGCTTTTTTAGTTAGGCTTTGCACCGTTTCAAGTTCGTCTTTCAATTTCTTCTTTTCTTTCTTCCAGTTCTTTACTTTGGCAGTTTCTACCCATACCTTAACACAATCGCTTTTAAAGCAATATTTTTGATTGAAGTGTTTTACTTCAAATTTCTCTTTGCAGTTTTTACAACGTGGCATTATATACCATCTTTTAAGTTTTCTACTAAAATATTTAGTTTATCTAATTCGTGTTTTTGTTCACTTATAACCATCTGCAATCTTAAATTACTTTTACATTCTAATAAATATTGGTCTTCAAACTGCATAAACACGGATTGAAAATGACTAATATCTTCTAAACTATCCACCATTGAATCTATTAAGTCTTTACGTTCTGGATGTTTTGCCTGTAACTCCTCAATACTACTTGTAAACTTTATTATAGTTGTTTGTAGGTTTATCTTTGCTTTTAATATTTCTAAAGCGTCCATTTATTCGTGTTTTGGTTGTGCGTAAATCTTATTATAAACATTAGGTGCAGGATGGTCTTGTTCATAATATAAGAACTTTTCTTTATCAAACCATAATATTAATTGTCCTATGTTGCCTACTGAACGTGGCTTAATCTTATTAAAGTTTATTACTGCTTGGTTGTAGCTTAAATCTTCACGGTGTACGGTTATCATACATTTGCCACTATTAAACCATTCACTTCCACCTTTTAAATCGTAAGGACTTGGAACATTTCGTTTTCCGTTTACTTTTTCTGTAAGTTTAGGATGAATAATTGTATGTAAGTGTAGATTATTATCTTCTGCTATTTGATTTCTATAAGGCAATACAACCTCTAAATATTGTGCGTAACCTCCGTACTCGTTATATGGATGCGAAAGATCTTTCCAGCTATCAATACTTGCAGTTTCTAATCCGTGTTTTTGTTTAAGTTCTACTGCATAGTCGTAAAACTCAAATGGTGTTAATTTGGCTTTTACATCATACTTCGTTAGAATTTTAAAATGTTCAAATATCCAATCTAAACTGTTTGTAATTTCTTTGTCTTTGATCACATTGTTGTCTAATGGATTAAAACTCTTTCCTGTAAGCTTGTGAATTAAATCTGCAACTATTTCTACATTACTACCTACATCTGGAAAGTATACAAGATGTTTCCATCCATAGAACTTACTTGTATTTAGTAGGCACTCCATCAATACCTGTGTTTTACCACTCATCGGGAAACCTGTCCAATCTGTGCAGTTGCCTAATTGCATAGAGTAAAACTCATCTAAACCTTTCCAACCTAAATACTTTCCTTTGTTGTTGTAATTATCTCTGTGCTTGTATATCTTGTTTATTATATCTTTTGCTTCTGTTACCTTATAACCTTTCATTCCCACGGTGCTTTAAATCCTTTACTTGTTTGTACTTCCTTTTTTGTTTGTTCTTTCTTCAACCAATTCTTTGCAGTCAAATATAAACTTTTATAGTTCGTGTTTTTCTTAAAGTTTTGGATCGCATCGCATACACCATCAATTTGTTGTTTAGTGTAGTCCTTTTCTAATTTGTTAAACTCATCTAAAGACATAGACAAATGGCCAAAGGCCCTATATATATCTTTTTTCTTATTATCATTATTATCATTATTATCATTATTGTTAGTGGTCTGTTGCTGGCCTATTACTGGTCTATTATTAGTCTTTTTACTGGACTCTATTTGATAATATTGATATTTAACTATTTGAATAACAGTGCCTTGAGGACTTGTTTTAATGGTCAATTCGTTGGTCTTTTTTAATCTGTTTAAAGATGTTCTTACCTGCCGTACACTTAGCCCTAATTCCTTGCTTAAAAGATCTCTACTAGTTAAAAAAGTTCCAGTTTTTACTAAAGCTCCCCTATACATTTTATCTTTATGATTTGCTTTTAATAAACAATGTAAAAACAAATGCACTGTTTCAGATTTGTCATACCATTCCCACTCTATAAATTGCCTATGTAATTTTACCCACCCTTCCATAATTTAAAATAATTTTTGTTGTAATAAGTCTTTAGAATATATAAAACTTTGCTTGTCCGATTTAAAACTTTGTTTTGCTAAATTAAGAATTTCTTCTTTTGTGTAAATATTTTCAACGTAAGCTGCTTTATCGTGTATTTGTATGAAAACATACAGGCTTGAATTTAAATGTTCTTTAAGGTCGTCTAAACAGCAATTAAACGTAAAAGAACGCGCCCTTGTTGCTTTTACTTGATAGGTATATCCTTTTTCGTCTGCAAAATCAATTCCTTCGTAATCTCTATCTGCGTTTTGTTTAAATAATTTTTCGCTTTGAAAATTTAAATTAAACCAATAATCAAATATTTTTTCTCCTAAAATACCTGTTTCAATTTTTAACCATTTTTCAGGTATATTTATTTTTGCTTTATATGTTCTCATTATTTATTTTTTACAAATGTTCCGTTAATCATTTTACCTTTCCTTTTTGATATTACATTATAAGCTTCATTAATACAATGCTCAATAGTAACTCCTCTCATGTGTGCTATACTTGTTAAAACTACAACGCAATCTCCAATAGCGTCTATTATTTCATCTTGATCATCATTTAAAATAGCTTTTGCTAATTCTCCAGATTCTTCAACTAGTTTTAAAGTTTGTGTTTTTGGATCGCCTTTTTCGTAAATTCCTTTTTCTTGTGCCCATTGTCTTATTAATTCAAATTTATTCATAATACTAATTTTGCTTTTATTAATTCTCCTGATTTATAATTTTTTAATTCATAATTATTGTATGTTCCTTTTAATTCCGGTAAATTATACATTGGCTTTCTGTAATACTCCTGAACTGCTTTTTTGTGATTTATATAAATATGCGCGTTTGCTATATTTAAACCTAAATTAGCTGGCGCTAAATTACATTCATTAGCGACTGTATATAAAAACAAAGCCGCAAAGATAATATCATAAGGTAAACCTAAAAATAAATCTGAGGACCTAAAATTGATTGACATGTTTAATTTATTATTGATACGTACAAAATTTAATTGAGTATAACAACAAGGCAATGCTTGCTCTTTTAGGTCAGTTGGGTTCCATAGAGTTATTACAGCTCTTCTTGAATTATTGTTAATTTCATTTATCACGTATTTTACTTGGTCAAAAACACCATTAAATTTACGTATTTGATACCCGTATATTTTACCCAGTTTACCATTTTTTGCAAAATTGTTCCACCAATTAATATTATTTTTATTTAAATAATCTAAATCAACACGCCCTTCATATATCCATTTAAACTCATGTAAAGCTTTATCAAAAAATATTTTTTTACCTGTTACAATAGGAAAACCATATTGTAAATCAATGTTAATATTTTGATTAAATAAAGCATACGTTTCAACGGCTGTTCGGTTTTTAATAATTTCACCTTTTAAAAAACAACGCATTAAAAGCTGTTTGTATTCTGTTTCAAAAATATTACTCATAATTTTTGATTTAATAATTCATTAAGAGAAGCGATATATGCAACAACGTCTAACAAATTGTCTTCTTTGTGCGCATTAGCTTGCCGCGCTAATTTTAAAGCAATTAAAATGTTATAAGCATCATTTGTTGTAATTTTTTTATTTGACAATTCAGAAGCTATCCGTGCCGTTTTTGTCATACATTCAATAAAATTACCGTATTGTCTTTCTTTTTCTTCAGATCTTTTATTTACAATCTGATTTGCTTTTTCTAAAATATTCATGTTTTTATATAAAAAAATAGTGCGGCGCTTTCAGAAGGCGGGAATTCCTACTAACGCTACACTTAAAAAATTTTTGATTGTCCCGCCGACTATACAAATATACTAAATTAATTCTTTGTAAAGTTTTTTTTCTGTTCTTCCTTTTATTATTTCTAAATCTCTGATCGTTGTAGCTTTTAGAATATCCGTTTTTAAATCGTACTTTGTATTGTGTAGCTTAAACTTGCCATCGTATTCTGCTATATCCAAAAACAACAACGGATCTTTTGCTTTCTTTAAATCTTTATACGTTTTAATTCCGTGTACTATTGTTGCGTGATTTAATCCGAATAAATCGCCAATACTTTGATATGTATATCCTGCGTTTCTTAACACGTTAAAAAAGTATATTCTTTTGTGTATGTATTTTCTTTGTCTACAACGTTTTTTTAGTTCGTCTTTTTCTATGTAGTGCTTAACACTATTCATCAATTCCTCCATATATCCAATTTATAATAAGTGCGTAAAGATATTCTTTTATTTTCTTCATACCTTTTCAATACTAATTATTAACTTTTCCCATAAGCCAAAAAGCTTAATCGCTTCCTGTTTGTCTTCTGCTTTTACATACTTAACTGCTTGGCAACATTCTGCATCAGTATTAGCACCTTTATAATATCTGTATAGTATTTTATAAGTATTCATTTTTTCGTCTTTTGCTATTAAATAATTGCAGTACAATTCTTCGTTGAATTTGTCCCACCAGTCTATTCTTAATTGTTCCATTTGTTTAGTATTTCTTCAAGTTCTTCACATAAATCTAATTCATTATAGTAGTTTACACCATCACATCTTAACGTATCTTTTTGTACTCTGTAGTATGTTTCTTCTACTTGTGCATAGGATAGCTTGTCGTTAAAACTGTTGTAACTATCCAGTTCTTCAATCATTCGTGTTTCTATAAAAAGTTCCACTTGGTACGGTGTTTCGCCAATGTAAAAGATTGCACCATCTTGATCGTAATATTCAATTTCTATTTCGTAACTCATACCAATAAATTTAATGCTAAATAATAAAATGTAAAGGCAACAGCCATAAACACGAATCCAAATAATAATTCTTTCTTTGCTTCTTTCTCTTTCATAACTCTGTTTTTAAAGTGTAATTAATATTTTATTAAACCTTTCTTTTAATCTTTCTATACACATCATATAAGTGTGTACTTTATCCGTGTATTTGTCTTTAATCTCACGGAAGTAAGTAAACTCAATAGTATCTTGGCATAATGAAATTAACCTTTCAAAAGATTGTATGCCTTCTTCAATCTTAATAAGTGTTTCTAATTTTTCTATTCTTTCCATAACTTTAATTAAATTGTATACACAAATATATACATTATTAACAATATATAACGACTTATCAACAAAAAAAGTTACAATTATTTTTTAGTTGTTTAAAAATCAATAAGTTACAAAGGTGTTGTTTAGAAAATATGCGTTAAACGTGCCACTTGTCCGTGTTCTCTGTGATGAATAAACCCCTCAACTGCTTTAGGTGCGTGTTGGTAGCCTTTAATATGATGCCAAGAATCAGTTCCAGATGGACTTCTTAAACTTTCAACGGTGCAGCCGATATAATCTTTACTAAATTTGTGGTGTACGTGGTGTGTGTAAACGTATCTGTGTTTAGTTTCTGCCCATTCTTTTGCAAACTCTTGTGCCATTAATAAAGGCAAATCATTCATTTTTGCACCATCTCCGTGTGTAGTGCCTATAAGATTTTGTCCGTATTTATAACCTTTTCTGTGTGCTATTGAACAATTAAAGTGTATACGTTTATTCTTTTTAAAATATGTTTGAATAACATCAGCTAAAAAAAAGCCTGTTGCGTAATCGTGATTGCTTGGATTAAAATGGAAAGTAACATCTGCAACTGCTATTAATTGCAATAATATATCTATATAAAGTTGTTTAGCTATTAGAAAGTTTGAATACCACATACCATCCGTATCCTGTGTTGTTCCTTTTGTCGTTTTTCTGTCTGGTGTATCAATATGTAGAATATCGTTACCACCAATGAATAATATTTTTTCTATAGGAAACCCTCTTGCTTTTCTTAAAATGCCTTGTACGCCCTCTTTAACACGTTTAACGGCAATCTGATTATTGTAGTCTTCGCCTGTTTCAAAACTTTCTGCAAGTTTGCCTATGTGAATATCGGCAGGGTCAATAACAAGTAGGTATTGTTTTTTTCTTTTTTTTCTGTGTAGCTTTGGATATACTGGTGCAAATTCTGATAAATCTTGAATAAGTTTTTTGCCTAAAGCTTCTAATTCTATTTTGCTTTTGTTTTTAAATAGTGGATTGTTAAAGAATAAACTACTTTCTTTTGTTTTAAGCCATCCGTGTTTTACATCTTTTATATTTATTCCTGCTTCTTTTGCAGCTTCTTTTACGCCTCTATATTCATTGATTAAATCAACTTCATCTTGTTTTAGTCTTGGACGTGTAGTCATAGATATTTGTTAAATAATTTATTTACCGTGTAAACAACACCACCAAAAATACAGATGAAGATAACTATACCCCACCAGTTAGTTTTTTTGTTTTCTTTGGCTTGTGCTTTTGCTTTCTGTACTTCTACTCTTGTGATCATTTTCAAAGTGTCACGTTTAAGCTTATATTCTATTCGTGTTTCTAACCTTGTTTGAGGTACTATTATATTCTTGTAATATACTATAGTATCTTTTGAACTTATAATTCTTTCATACACAATTGTATCGTGTTTTATTACAGGAATAGAATCTATTGTGGCTATTCTTATCGTGTCGCTTGTTTGCGTGACTTGTAAGCCCTTTTTAAGCGCTTTGTTATAGTGATACTTCGCTGAACAAGAAAACATCGTTAGAACGCAAATTAAATAGATTGCTTTCATTTCTCTAATTCTTTAATCATTTCAAAGTGAATCTTGGCTATTCTGTCTCTTCCTTCTTCACTCATCAATAGTCTACATTCAGCTTCGTTAGTCATAAAGAAGTTTTCTGATAATATTGCAGGCATCGCAGTATTTTTAAGAACATAGAAATTTGCTTCTTTGTCTGAATCTCCATCTCTTGTGTCTTTTCGCATTTTGTGAGTAGGAAATTCTGCCTGTGCTTTTTTAAATAATATTTCTGCAATCTCATCGCTTTTGGTTTCGCCTACACTTGTATAAACACCCCATCCGTGTGCAGACTCCTTGTTAAAGCCGTTAGCGTGAACAGAAATATAGATACAAGGTTTATCCGTATTTCTGTAAATTTCGTTTGCTTGTGATGTTCTGGTGCTTAAAGGAATATCAATATTTGTATCTACTAAATTAATGCAGTCAATCTTTGCATCTTCGCAAAGCTTCATTAATCTGTCTACAATACTTCTGTTAAATTCTCCTTCAAATAATTGTGTGCCGTCTGACCAAATAGGAGAACGTTTTCCAGGCGTTTGATAAACACCATCTATGATGCCTCCGTGTCCGTTATCAAATATGTATAAGTTTTTACTATCCAATTTTATTGGTTGTCTGCAACATTTACAAATCTTCATTTTTTTTGATGTTTTTAAAATCGCTTGTTACTTCCTTTGCTCTTGCAAATAAGTTTTTTAGTGCGTCCCAAAGGTCTTTCTGATAGATGGCCTTGTAGTTTTCGTTAATAGAAATAACCTCTATTGAAACAAGAACTAAAGCCAAAATTTTAGTAGTAAGTAATTCAATACTAAAAAACGAAATAACAATATCGTTTAATAGAAAGTAATCCATAGCATAAAACAACATTACGGTTGCTTCATAAAGTAAAATCTTTGATATGATCGCAGATAGTCTTCTGCTTGTTATCGGTTGTTTAAGTTTCTTGGATTTCCAGATACCTGTGATTGTGTCCAGAATAACAGAAGCAGCAATAAGAATAAGAATACCGACAATAGGTAAAAAAAACGAAAGAATAATAGCCATTAGTTTAGTTGAATAAAGTTTAAGTTTAGTAATTAATATAAAGACTTGTGTTTTCATTTTATAGTTGTTCGTTTAAGATGTAACTCATATAAATTAAGAGATAAGCACCAAGCAATTTTACGTATAATTCTGTATCTGATGCTATCATAACTAAACTGGCTAAATATCCAAAGACAAAATACAATATGGCGAGAACGTTTGTATGCATTATTCTACAGGTATTTCTTCAGTCCATTCTAGCGTTGCCATAAGTGCTAAAGCTTCTTGGTGTGTTAATACTTGTAAAGGAACTATTGTGCCATCTGTTATAAATGTTGGCTCGTGTTCCGATTCCCACTTTAAAACAAATTCAGTTAAAGCTAAATTCATTCTAATGGTGTCTATGCTTGTTTCTCCAACTTGTGAATAGTCTACTGCGTTAGCTGCTGCTATGTCTATTATTGCGTAAACGTCTCGTAAATGGCTCATATTTTTATTTTTTAATTATTGTTTTTATGTTGGTACATCAGTACTAAAAGTTGTGAAATTTGTCATTGTTCCATCGTTTCCACCACTTCCATTGTCCGTTAAAATCGGAGCCGTATCAGAATCTCCACAACGCCACCAACTAATCGGATTATATGAACTCAAATCTGTTGGTATTGTTCCACCTATAGCACTTGCGTTTGCACTTTGGTCTGTGTCAAAAATTGCAACCTCATCTATTGTTCCACTAAAAACATTTGAATTATTCCACCTTGCACCAATTCGCCCATTTGCATTTAATAAAGTTCCAACACTTCCGTTTGTATTAGAGTTGTCTAAAACTCCATCAATATATATTTTTAAGTTTGTTCCATCATTCACACCTAAATAATGATGCCACAATCCATCGTTTGTAGTGGTGTTTGCAACTACATCTTTGTACGCAAGTGAACTATTTTTGTGATAAAAAGCTATTTTACCAGCCGTTGAATACATACCATAGGCATCACTGCCAACATTTAAGGCTACTCTATAGCCTCCACTATCTGTAAACTTTAACCACATACTCACAGATTTATTTCCTAAAAAGTTTAATAATGCACCTATATCTACATAATCATCAATTCCGTCAAGTGCTATTGATTTGGTATTAACAAAGCTTGGTGTTGCTCCTGCTCCTGTTAAGTTGGTTTCTGGACTCCAACTATCTGCACAAATTTCTCCAAAATCAATAGTATTATTTGTGGCTGATTTTCCGAAGCCATTTGTATTATTTACTGCTGCTTGTCCCCAATCTATTGTATTCATTCTAATAAGTTTTATGTAATACAAAGTTTGCACTATGTATCGTGTCTTGTGTTTTAGCTTGTCCCCATTCTACCGTGATATCTAAAGTGTTCGATACGGTTGTATCAAAAGTTTCAACATCTTGAAATACATAGCCTTCAAGTCCTCCTGTGTTTCGTGTATATGCAAAATTTCCATTAGTACAAATACTTCCACTCGCACCAATCGCTGCAATTGTAAAATCTATTTCACACTCCCAACCTAAATCTGTTGTTGGACTCAAAGAGATTGTTCCTGTAGTTGCTAATACCGTTGCACCACTCTTTATTCTGATTGTGATATCGTCGCCATTCTGTGCTGCAATTTCGCCTCCTATTTTTGCGTGATAAGAATCGCCTACAACAAAGTGGTCTGCTGGAATTGTTAAGCTTCCTACTCCTGTTCCTACTATGCTTGTTTCTGTTGTTGTGTTTGTTAGTACTGCACTTGTTACCGTTTGTGCGTATAAACCTGTCGTTGGTTGGTTAAAAGATAAAGTTCCTGCACCATCCGTTTTTAAAACTTG